CTCAAGTCCTTACCACGGCTTGCACCGATAGAAAAGAACAAGTCAACAAGGGGGTTCTTACTTGAATCAAAAGTCTTCATACCATTCTTGGTACGAGTTTCCATTTGAACTTCCTTAACTGCTTCAACAAATGCGTTCATTTCTTTTTTCCTTTCAACAGATTAGTTATCATTGGTCCTATCACGGTCTCCAGCCAGATTCGGGCTTTTTTCATGGTGATTAAAAATTGCTGTACCTAATCTAAGATATAGCAGGATGAACGGAACAGGTAATTTATTTTCTGCTTGCCCCTATCCCCAGTACGTAGGTTCAAGTTCCACAAGCATATCATAGATCGTCTATGACCGATCCTAGTATCTCGACTAGGCACAAAGTTGGTTCACCCCAACAGGACGATTGGGTTCCCCCAATCCGAGTCAGTATTTTAACTTGCTGTAATCATCCTATAAAAACAAATTATACTACACGTTCTTCTGCATTTCAATACCTTTCGGCTATTCTCTCAGTTGTAGTAGTATAAAAAATAACAGGGTAGTTGTTGCTTTTTTGTTTCAAGTGTGAAAACTAACACACCTCGACCGGGTTATAAGGAGGTTGTTCGTCCTTATAATTCCCCAGTCCGTCTCATTATAATTGAGAGTTGCTGTACCTACCCTAAAAAACTTTTGTTACTATTCTATTAGTATAAACAAAAACTCTATTATTGTCAACACATTTTTATAAAGAATTTTACCATAATCCGTGCCAACTACGTTTAGGTGGCTCAATTTTAGGTGCATCTTTTTTACATTTTTCTATTTGAGTAACTATTGCAGTTTTAGTAGAATTGTCTCCACCTTTAACACCCTCTGCAACTACTAACAAACATGCAGCTTCTGATGCATTAACAGCATTAACAATCTTAGAAGTATGTTCTACATAAGTTTGATAATCTTTATTTGTAGCACACCCTGATAATAAAATTGCATAGCCGAGTAAAACAAAACTAACCTTCATAAAAGTTTCCTTGAAATATAAAATTATTTACATTACAGGGCCGTTTCCGTTTTTAAAACCGATTTCACCGCCTTCTGCAAGAATACGTTTTTGTACATCTTCAAACAAAATAGGTGCAAAATCAGTCATTTCTACGCAAACGCAATGATAACGAAGGTCATTATCATTGCCGTATAATACTTCGCCAGTTCTAGCATCAACGCCGCGAGCCTTCTTAACACGATTAGCGTGAAGATGCCCGTGAATGTTAACACCGAATCGACCTAAACTATGGCTGTGAAGAGGAATATGACTTAAGATCATACCGTTCATCACATGATAAGCACGGATCTCGCGAAAGTATTGACGATAGTCATCATCACGGAAAATGTCGTGATTACCTCGGATTAAGACTTTATCACCATTGAGGCGTTCTAACGCCTTTAATGCTTTGCGGTTAATCACAACGTCACCGAGATGATAAACTTTGTCAGTTGGCTTTACACGTTCATTCCATGCTTTAACCATATATTCATCCATTTCTTCTGCACAACTAAACGGACGAAGAGGGCTACCGTCTTCACGTTTAAATACAGTGCAAGTTTTTTCGTGACCGAAATGAGTGTCACTTACTAACCAAACTGCGGGCATATTACCCTCCTTTTAATTTACATACCAAATTTCTTTATAGCCCTCATTTTCAGTAGGCATCTCAAAATTGGTAATCATATTTTCTAAAACATCGTTGGGAATAATTTTCCCAGGCCTTGTATTCAATCTACGAGCGAGTTCTTCTTTACTTGGTGTCTTAAACACTACAGCAATATGATAGTAATCGGGGAGCATAACAAACTTCTTTTTACGACTGGCTACAGTAGTCGAAGTTTGATCCCAAATAATATCTCTATTTTCTGACCGCGCCTTGTTTACATCATCGGCCATCATTTTAACTGCGATTGGCATAAAATTTTCAAACACTTCACTATATGTTTTGCCTTTACGTTTAGCGTGTTTTTCAACATGAAGGTCTGTACTAACATAAGCACAGTCTTTAGACCATTCTTGGCTTGCTGCCCAGGTACTTTTGCCTGAAGCAGGCACTCCAACAAGAATATACGCTTTATTCAAATTTTGCTCCTAGATATTTACGATAATCTTCACGCCAATTATGTTCTTTAACATCATAAGGTAACCCTAGTTCTGCCATCATCAATCTCATAACACGACTATTTGGACTACGAAATTTTTCAACTTCTTGGAATCCCATATGAATACCAACTTGAGCAATAGCAGCACTACGACTCACACCAGCAAAACAATGAACTACAACATTCATCTTATTATCATAAGCATGTCGTAATAGTCTTACAAGTTCTTTAGCTTGCCATTCTTGTATAAACATCTCCGGATCGTCGGCATGATCTAGATCATCGATATCTAAAAATTCAAAATGATGAATTTCTTTAAATGTATGTTTTGGAGTAGGACGCCAACTAGCCGGGTCGGTAATTTGAATCAGCATACTATTAGGACCAGCATCATGATGAAATGCTTTTGGGATATCATCGGCAGCACAATTTTCGATCCACATATTATGTTCCACTATTCTTTAGTATATAAAATGTTACGTGTGTACCTTCGACAATAACAACATCATCAGGATACTTATTAACTCGTCTATCTGACCAATAACGCTCTGTATGTATTGTTTTATACTGAACCATTTTTGGATTTAATTTGCAGACAACTCCAACTGAAAGTCTATTGTTATCAGCAGCAGCGACAAAATCTCCAACATTAATCAACCGTCCAAGACGGTCTCGATGTTCGATTGTTTCTTTCATGCTAGTATTCCTAGACTACTAAGTTCACGGATAAACTCCGATCGTTGATAAGGCCGTTCTAAGATCAGTTCGATCTTATTACCGAATGACATTAAGTCGGTTAAATCTTTTGCTTCTTTAAGACCTAAACCGGTATATGTACGAATACATTTAATTACAGAAATTTTATTTACTGATACTGCTGACGGTCGTGATTGATCTAGTTTAGCATAGACTCGATCATTATATTGACCAGTAAGCATAGCAAAGAAGATATCACCTTTGACGCTAGGATCAAGAACTTCGGCAATACGTTCCCAAAGTTTCATACCTTCCTCTGCGCCATATGCCTGTGATATAGCAGTGATGAAATGAATTCCATCTTGGATAATTCTAGGCTTGTGCTCTTGAGGAATCATGTTAACAACATAAGTTATAAAACATTATTATAACAAATTTTGATAAACTTGTCAATATTTCATTTGGTGCCTGGTGTTGGACTCGAACCAACATCGTCCTCCTTGTAAGGGAGGTGCATAACCTCTCTGCTCAACCAGGCAAATTATATGGAGCGGGTAGGGAGATTCGAACTCCTCTATTGAGGTTTGGAAGACCGCCGTGTAACCGTAAACACTTTACCCGCATTTTATTGAAACACACTGCTGAACAATCGCCAGTCTGCCTACACAATCGTTAGACTCAATGTGCTTCAATAAAATGTTTGGCTACTCTACCACAAGCCCCAAACTGGGTGTAAGGTTCCGTCCTACCATTTTTTAATCTGGGCAGTTAGGTGCTACCCTAGGATATTTTCGCTATGCCCATGTAAAGCGGGCTGCTGAAGTAGATCCTACGCACTCTGTACAATATGGTTTGTACACAACCTACTTTATCTAACGTGAAAAGTATAACACGGGGTATACAACAGGATACGCTTTTTGCTTTTTTAGAATAAAAAATTAAATTTGCTGTAAGTATCCTAAATTTGGTGCCCCATGACAGAATTGAACTATCACCTGTCGCTTACAAGGCGACTGCACGACCTTCATGCTAATGGGGCAAATTTTTAATCTTCGTTCGAGTCTCGATTCTTCTTATCAGCTTTAGGCTTGATATTACTTTCAAGATCTGCCTGAATCCAACTACGCTTCATTTGTCCACGTAGATGAGGATCCTTATAATGACTTAGCCAAGTCTTAATATACTTGGGCATCTTATAACTACTAGTTGGCTTAATCATAACTTCCTTTATTTAATTACTTATTAAGATTATACTGACTTTTTTGATTATTGTCAATACGTTTAAATTCTTCATCTTCCGCTCGAGCATCATCTAATTCTCGAGGATCAGGTTTGCGAAAAATCGCATCAAAGTTTTTACCATACGTGTCTAATGACACACTATATGGTCTTGGTTTGCTGCCTTTCCCACCGTTACTCATTTTACTTAATCCTCTTTAAATAATCTGGGCCGATATGACCTGCTTGAATTTCTTGTAGTGCAGTAACAATGTTACCATTTGGTGTGCTAACATTCTTAGCATGACCTCGCTTTAATTCGCGAGCACGTAGAGTTGCTACTAACACCATGTCAAACCTGTTACCAATGTTTGCAGTACATTTATCATAATCGATTTCATTAGTTAATGGTTTAATAGCCATTTTACTTTCCTTGACCGCGATAGGCCTTATACCCACGTTTCATGGTTTTATTCATACTTGATGTTTTAGGTTGCGTACCACCTTGGCAGGTACGCTTTACGACTTTCTTACGATCACTTGCTTGTTTTGCCATTTGGCTTCTCCTTTGGTTATGTGTATCTTTTCTTCCCATTTTGTGGGACAAAATCTTCTAGTAAAACTACAAAACGTTGAACTAAATTTTGAATAGTTCGAGACCTAGGTCTCGAACTCAAGGGCTCCGCGGGTAGGGATCGAACCTACGTGCCTTTCGGCGTCTCTGGTTAACAGCCAGGCCTCGTACCACTTGAGTACCGCGGAATTAAAAACTCTCGGGCGATTGCACTCGCCCTTCACCTAGCCAATTGTACAAACCAGCTAAGTAGTACTTGGTGGAGAATATGGGAATCGAACCCATCTGATGCCTGCTTGCAAAGCAGGTGATCACCCCAGCAATCCCATCCCCCATATTAAAACACACTGCTGAACAATCGTCAGTCTTCCTAAACAATCGTTAGGATCAATGTGCTTTAATATGGTGCCCCCCAAGAGACTCGAACTCTCAAACCTTTCGATGCCAGAACCTAAATCTGGTGCGTTTACCAATTCCGCCAAGGGGGCAATAAATCAATTTTTAATTTGGTCGGAATGGTGGGATTCGAACTCACGACCCTCTGCTCCCAAAGCAGATGCGCTAACCAGACTGCGCTACATTCCGAATAAACTTGGTTGCGTGGCCACTGAATCGAACAGGTCCTATAGGTTATGAGCCTACCGTGCTTCCATCACACTCGCCCGCAATAGATACATATTTATGAATTGTTAAGAGCCAGCCACCACATACATTGGCTGCATTATCCGCAAATTATCTCGGGTGCTTTCTATTAGAGACACTCTTAACAAACTTGGAACACAGGGTGAGATTTGAACTCACGGTTTTCAGGATTTGCAATCCCGTGCATTGGACCGCTCTGCCACCTGTGCATAATTCTTATTAGTTATACAATCTAGTTATGGATAGTAATCGCCCTACTACCGTTTACCAGAATAAATTTCTTCTCGGATACACTTATTGCTCGGGACGCGACTCCCACGATTCGTTGTATCTTATCGTAATGCTTCGGGTTAGTCTACTATTTAGAATAGTAGCATTTGCCGGCTCTCCCCCGAACGTCATTAGGTACTAGGCTGGTGGACACAGCCATTTTCCTAAATTGTATAACTAATAAAAACTTTAAAGAGCAACAGTTAATTTCTTAACATGTCTTTATTATATAGTCTTTGCTCTTGATTGTCAACCATATTTCAACACACTACACAGGTCAACGTCCTGTAGCGTTTTACACTTTCACCGCCTATAAATGTGCTTCAATATGGCGACCCATTGTGGGGTGGACTTCGAAACCACCATCTCGCCGCGCTTTAGACCACTAAGCTACCGCCCAAGTACGTTAGGACGGATGGGATTCGAACCCATGTCTCTCTGCGTTTTTCCTTAAAACTACCACGGGCCATCGGAGTCATGACTTCCGATTACAGTAAAAGTTAATTACTCTCTTACCATATTGAAACACACTATCCCGCTTGGCACCCGCCTCGATAAGACGACCGCGCTGACAATGTGTTTCAATATGGTCGGTGTGGTTGAAATCGCATCAACAAGCCGAATCATGTCTTTTGTACATTATGCACAAGATCCGCTGAGGCTTCCTCAGTACCTAGGATACACACCATATTGAAACACACTACAGCTCATCTGAGGATTTCGACGTCCCCACAGGGTCCAGCACCACCTGGATGGTTCCTGCCTCTTGCGATAGCACTTGTGTAGATCCTTCCAACCACTGTCTACAAGCCCTTGGGTAGGCTAATGTGTTTCAATATGGTGGGGGAATTCCACTCCCCTCTCAATGTGCAGGCTCGCTTACACACGGTTATGTATTCCCGTTCTTCCCAACACCGCGATCCTTGAGTAAGACCATGTCTTGATGGTAGCAAGAGACACGGTGAGCAATCCCAACTCCTCATGGCCAATCAGCCACTTAGGTTAAACCCC